TCAAAGCTTGTACTTGCGGACTTTCTTTTACTAAATCGGTAAAAAATAAACTTCTGTGCGTGTCTATATGCGCTTGATGGTTCTGTTCCGGAAAAGCTTGTGCAGGTTGTCCTAACAATAAACCAGCGTTTTCTAATCCTGCCTCGACCGGTTGTGGCGTCATATCGGGCGGTGGTTGTAACAACGCCTCTACGTTATCCACGCCTAACGCCGCATACATTCTTCGGTAAGCCTCGTAGATACCCATAGGCCCGTGCACTTGTGGGTTTGACTGCACCATCTGTAAAAGCTCTTGTGCCAAGGTAACTCTTTGACTTTGTGAAAAAATATTAGGATCTGAAACCGGTATGATGTCGACACGATCATCAAAGTCTTGTTGTTTAACTTCGTTAGATCCTGTACCTATTGCATAGTTGTAGATAGGCGGTAAAGACTCACCAAACACTTTAGCCAACAAATTAAACTCTAGCTTTTGTGAATAATGCAATCTTTTGTGGATTGCACTCATAACCTTGGTACCACGTTCTAGGAGGGCCACCGTGGTACCTACAGGCATAGCTGCGTTCATGTCACCTACGTTCATGTCCGCTATGGCTGCAAAACGCTTACCTGAGTCTACGAGTAAGCCTAGTAACTGCATTAATACGTTGCTTGGTTCTTTTATAGGTAAAGGTATTAAGTTTTCTCTTAACGATCCACCTGTCGTATCTATGTCTCTAAATTCACCAGGTTGTAATGGATCATCTTCATCACGAATACGCATACCTCTAGCTTTAAAACCAGCTGGTAAGTTTGCCAAAGTTCCTGCGTCTATCAGTTGTCGCAAAATAGATGTTGATGCTTTGGATAAGCCACCGATCATGTGCGAAAGACCTAAGCCATAAAATCCAAGACCAGGCATAAACTTGTATTGCACAAAATAATTTATTTTATTTTTTAGTGGATCTGTCTCGTTGTAGTTGCGTCTGATACTCAAAACTTTTTCTGAGCTATCTTCGATTGTTACAATGTAAGGTAGTTTTAGCCCTGTTGGATTACCTGTTGCGTCAACATCTTCAAAACCTTCTATATCTAAAACAGTATGTACCTCGTATACGGTTCTGTTTCTGTTTTCTTTGTAAGAGGGAGACATCCCTTGTATTTCGTCTATAGCCTCTTCGACCTCCGACATGTCCTCTGCATAACCATCGGATCCTATGTCTACGTTTGCATAAAAACCAGAAAGTTGTTGTTTTTTAATTTCATTGGAAGACATGTTAATAACATGGGTAATCCTTTCCGCAGAGCTAATATCAGCAGCCTCGTAAGGCACGATAAGATCTTCTGGTGGTATAAATTTAGATATGGCTCTATTTAATACCACATCAAAGTAAACCTTCTTAAAAGCAGAACCAGCGAGCGGTAAGTAAAACAACATTTGATCCAACTCAGGATCGTATTCTTCCATTACATTCATAATGTAATAGTTCATAAACTCTTGGACCCTTTCTGCTTGGTTTTCTATTTCTACTGTGCGAGCTCCAACTATTTCTGTTTTTACGGGCCCTTTGGCGGGTAGCATTTCTTTATAGGCTTGTGCTTGAAACTGTGTAACAGCCTCAGCCAAGATAGGGTGTATTACACCGGAAGATCCTTCAAACGGTTGCGATCTGGCATCGTCAAACTTCATGCCTAAATATTTAAGGCCATCTGTATAGGTTTTTTCCCATTCGCTCCTAGATTGTTTGTCGCCCTTGATAGAGCTTAGAAGATCGCTTGCTATGCTGGCCAACACATCGTCGCCCAAAACTTCTGCTAAATTTATGTTGAATCCGATTTGTGGTATGTCTGGCGTTATTTCTGCGTCAATTAATACTTGTTCTTGATCCACTAAAATTTCAGCAGCTTGTCTAATCTGATCTTCTCTGGTTGTGTCTGGCATAACCTCAACCGCAGATCCCATTTGTTTTATATCTGGGTTGTCTTCTGTGCCTAGTGCTTTATCAATCGCCATAATAAATTAGTGTAACACTCTTGGTCTGGTTTCTATATCAATGCCTATTAAATCAGTCAGTTCGCCCTCTACCCATAAACCGCTGTATTCTGCTATGAGTTCAGCCTCTTCCAACGTATCTGCGTGTATATCTGGGCCACAATAATCTCTGCCGTCATGCACAAATTTAGTTAAAAATATTTTCAATAGTAAACCGTCCTATCTGATTTTAAAAGTTTTACTTCGTCCTGATAATCCTCATGTAAAGATATAAAACCTCCCTGCCTAAATCGCATGAGAGCCATTGTAGCACTATCGCAATAGTCGTCATAATCGCCGAAAGGAAACGATGCCATTTCTTCTATGACCTCATCTGCAAAGTCGTGTTCTGGTGCCCATACCATGCCGGACTCAAATATGGGCGCAACGCTGTTCATCCGTGCTACTTTGTCTTGTCCTCTGCTCGGTGCATAAGATGTAACCGGTATACCCATTCTGCGTAGTTCTTGTGTCAAAGGTGTACCCGACGCTTTAGCCTCTATCAAAACACAATCAGGTTCCCAATAACGGTATTCTTCCAAAGCTAATTTTTTTAACTCTGGAAAGTCACATCTGACTCTTTTTGCGTCTAATAAAATTATTTCATCGGCGTTTTCATCGCCACGATTAAATATGGCCCAAGTGGTTATCGCTGAGTAATCTGCCGTGTCTTTTTTAGAAAAGGCGGTATCGTAACTTTGTATTACATAAGAATAGGAGGGCACGTCGGCATCTTCCCACCTGTTCCACCATTCACGTTTTACAATAGATCCTTCCTCTGCCGTTGGATCCTGCATCCATTGTGAGTTCCATTTAGATATGGGTAACGATGCTTTTACGCTTAGTAATTCGTCTTTTTTCCAAAACTCTGGCCACAAAGGATCTTCGGATTCAGGCATAATCGCCGGAAACTCTATGACCTCCCATTGGTCGGCAAACTCATCTGATTGTTTTTTTAATACGTTACCTACCAAATCTTTGGTGCTCCAACGGGTCATTACTATCACAATAATTCCACCAGGTTGTAAACGCTGTCTAGGTCCTGACGTATACCATTCGTAAGCCGATTCCATCGCTTTCGGTGACAAAGCATCTTGTTCTGAGTGTGGATCGTCAATAATTAGTAAATCTGCACCACGACCGGTTATTGCTCCGCCTACACCTGCATAAAAACTTTCTCCGTCTTTATTGGTAGTCCAGCGTCCCGCAGATTTGTTATCGGCTTGGAGTTTCAAATCAGGGAATATGTGTTGGTAATCTTCACTGTCTATAATGTTTCTTACTCTACGACCGAATCGCACAGCTAACTCTGCGGTGTGTGTGGTTTGAATTATTTTAAGATTGCCTTTTTTGCCCATCATCCAAGCAGGAAAAAAAGTTGACGCAAACTCTGATTTAGAGTGTCTAGGTGGCAAACACACAATAAGTCTTTTGCATTTACCTTCTGCTATTTTGTTAAATTTTTCTGCAATTATTTTGTGGTGTCGACCCTCTATAAAATCAGGCCACATGTGTTTTACAAAAGACATAAAATCGGTTTGGCAACTGTCTTGTTTTTCTAGTTGATCGTAACGGTTTAACAGCGCTAAGGCCTCTGCCTTATCTTGTTCAGAGAGTATGTCAAAATCCTTAAATGATATATCACTCATGGTCGAGCTAGGTGATTAGGTAGTGACGTAATAACCACCTAACTCTAAGCGTAAATCGCCTAGCGGTAGTATTACATATCGTTAAACTTCGTGCCATTCCTTACCTTGAAACAACAAAGATTCTGCCTCTCTTCTGCGAACCAAACCGGTTAAAACTTCGCCGTTAGATTTATTCCATCGACGCATTTGTGCCGGTACTTCATCGTAGTTGTTATCGTTTAAAACTTTTAACATGGTGGATGATTTAAGGTTGGTTGGTCCTAGATTGTAAGTCCATGCAACCAACGCATCGTATTGTGATTGATCTAACGGTACTTCTACCAACTTGTCGACGTATTCTTCAAACTCTAATAAATCTTTATCAAGCATTTCTTCTGCCATGTCCTGTGTTATGGTCATGCCCTCGACCACGTTTTTAGTTGTGCCATAACCAACTGTCCAAACACCCGCTGGACACAAATAACTTTCAAGTTCGCAACCTTCAAATTTTTTAATCAAAGCCTTGCCTTCTGCTGAGGTTTTCATGTGTTCTCCTATTTTGTAGTTACCATGCGGTAATAAACTACCACTTCTTTTAGCTCGTTTATATATCTTTTTAGTTCTTGCATGTTGTAAGCCATCAGCTCGTAGTCAGGCACAGACATTGCCACAAACACTAATCTGCCCTCTTCTTTTTTTAATTTTTCTAAAAACTCGTCTATATTTTTTTCTGATACCACATACCAATAAGGTTCTTTGAGATCCAAACCTCTTGGTAATATGGGTTGTGCTATGGTTCTCTCTAGCGGTTTAGAAACGACGTCAACCTTTTTAGGAATCAGGCCGCAACTGTAAGCCGTCATCAAGACTGTCAATATTACGACTGTCTTGTTCAATGCTGTCAAATACTTCTTTTGTGCCATTGTTTACTCTCGTTTCTATTAAGCCTGGCTTTGCCGCAGCAAGTTTGCTTAGATTGTGTCTTTTGAATATATCAAGGTATCTATTCATTTCTTGTTCTATTTGTTGATTTTTTCTTTGGATGTCTAATAACCCTTCGGTTTGCACCTTAAAATCATCTTGCAAAGATTCTATGGCTGCTTTTTGCTCTTGGTCGCGTAGTTCAAATGCTTTGTTTAAAGTAGATAAAGATTGGTTTTGATAATACAAAAAACCACATAAAGAAAACAACACAACAATTACGCCTAAAAATACCTTTGTCATGGTTTACAATTCTAGTTTTTATCCTGAGCTTTGTCTAATGACAATCGTTGATGCGCTACCG